ACGCACCACACCAAGCACAGCCTGTTTCACGACAATGTTATGACCTAAGAACTGTTGTTGTATTTAAAACATGGGTTGATAAATAAAATGTATGAACTAAAAGAATATCTCAATGCAATAAATGTGTCTAAAGAACCACTACTAGATAGTGAGGATGAAATGTGGGAAAAGAAATACGCACCATTTATTGTAAACAAGTGTGTTGCTCCGTTTCCTGATACAATACAGCTTGTTAATTAAATTAACCAATACCACCACCTAGATAAGAAGTTACAGTTCGATTTTTTACTAAATAGTCTGAGAACAAGGAAAAGATATACCCCTTGGTTGAAGGCGAAGAAATTAAAGAATCTAGAGTATGTTAAAGAGTATTATGGTTATAGTAACGAAAAGGCAAAGGCCGCTCTTGATATATTAAATGATGAACAGATTTCTGCCATAAAAATAAAATTAAATAAAGGTGGAAGAAATGGAAGAAATTAATTGGACACAAGAGGACATGTTAGAGATTACTCTAAAAGAACCAGACGATTTTTTAAAGGTTCGTGAGACACTTTCTCGCATAGGCGTTGCATCAAGAAAAGAAAAGAAATTATATCAATCGTGTCATATTCTGCACAAGCAAGGACGTTATTATGTACTTCACTTCAAAGAACTATTTGCGCTTGATGGGAAACCTACAAACCTAACTGAAAATGATGTTGCAAGACGAAATACTATTGCAAATCTTTTAAAAGATTGGGGTTTGGTAAACATTAATGGTGAAGTTGGAGAGCTTGCTCCCCTCAGTCAAATCAAAGTATTGTCTTTTGCTGAAAAAAACGAATGGGATTTAGAAACGAAATATAACATTGGGTCTAAAAAGAAAGAATCCTAATGGAAAAATTCAAGTCATTTATCACTGAGGAAACCCAAGAAGATTACAGAGTTGTCGTTCTTTCAGTTGAGCATAATGATAATTCTACTACTGCAAAACGTATAAAGGAAGAGTCTGATAAATTAGGACTTGCGAACTATGTCATTCCTTTAGATGGCGCAAACTTATCTTACGATAAGACTTACAAAATTCATGAAGCTGGTGATGAAAAGGGATTTGATATTTCACCCTCTGATACAGTTGTGTTTGTTCGTGGAACACCAACCAGAGACAGTTCATTAGATTTAATTTCAGAGTTAGAAAAGATAGGCATTTGTTGTGTCAATCCTAGACTGACTATTAATATGGCTGCAGATAAGTTTCGCACCTATATCAAGTTAAAAGATTACGGATTAACTCAACCTAAAACGGTTCTCATACCAAATGAGGATGAGTTAGAAAATGCAGTTAAAAAACTTGATACAAAGTTTCCTATCATAATGAAAACTTTGAGAGGGTCAAAAGGTGTCGGTGTTCTGTTTATTGAATCAGAACGAGCATTAACCTCAATCGTGCAGTTGATGTATAAGACAGATTCAAGTGCAGATTTGTTAATTCAAGAATACATTAAGAGTAAATTTGATGTCAGGGTAGTGGTGCTTGGTGGTAAGATTATCGGCACTATGCAAAGAGATGTTGTAGAAGGTGATTTCAGAAGTAACTATTCTCAGGGTGCAAAGGTTAAGTCCTACAAACTATCTCAACTTGAAACAGAACAATGCTTACTTGCGTCTAAAGCGATAGATGGCATTCTAACTGCTGTTGATTTTATACCATCAGCTAGTCCTAAAACAGCTCCACCATTTATTTTAGAAGTTAATAGTTCGCCAGGAAGCGAAGGCATAGAGGAAGCAAACTCTGGACTCAATGTCGCAAAGACAATTCTAGAACACTTCAAAGATATTGCATCAAGACGTACTACACCAGTTCAATGTGGATTTGAGGAAGTAGTAAGTATTGATCCATTCGGTGAACTTGAAGCAAAGTTTGATACGGGCAACAGTGCTTTCAGCGTCCTGCACGCTGAAGATATTGTTGTGAAAGGTAACAAAATTACTTTCACATTAAAAGATAAAACTATAACCACAAACCTAATCAAAACCTATGATGCAAAAACTGGTGGTGGAAATGATGAAAGGCCAGTCGTACAATTGTCTATGGAGTTCGCGGGCAGTACATACGATATAATGTTTGGCCTCAATGATCGAGATAATATGACGACAGAGTGTTTACTAAACAGATATGTCATGTCAGAATTCTTAAATGTAATGGTAAACCCTGCAAGAAAATACGTTATTACCACAAAATATGTTCTAGATTAGCCTATTTTTGCCTTGACAAAGTGTGGCTTATGGCCTATAATGGTTATATAAGATGAAAAAAGAGGCAAAGATAGTGAAAAAGGTTAAATTTACCGTTACTTACTGGGATTGGAAAATATTTAATATTGTGGGTTCTAAGTCAACGGCAGAATTTGTTGGCCCGTACAAAAATTTAGAAACTATGAAGGCAGAATTAAATGCCCTTGGAAAAGACGTTTCATATACTTACATGGTGGTGAATTAATATGGCTATGAAGAAAAAGGGTATCCTCAAAAAGAAAACTCCTTACTTAAAAGAAAAAGAGTTTTCATTCCAATTGAAGCAAAACGTATTTAATTATATACCCATGACTATTAATGAGTATTTTGGGTATATACAAGACAACAATGTTAATCCTAATCCCATATGGCAAAGAGCTAATGTTCAGTCTACTGATAAGGGTGGAGCAACTCCATCTAAAGCACAGAGTATTGTACAATCCATCTTTGAAGGATTAGATATTGGTGAAATATCTATTGCTGGTATTACAGATAAAGAAGTTTTGGAGGGTGGCCACAGAACAAGAAAAGCAATCTTGGATTTCTTAAACAATGAGTTTCCTTTACACAAATCTTCATTATATGGAGAAAAGTTTTTTTCTGACTTACCACCATATGCAAAAGAATATTATCGTAATTATAAACTGAGAATCATTGATTTTTATAAATTAGATGATTCTGGTAAAGGAAAGCAATTCGTTCAATTTGCAACACAAACTGTTCTTAACTTTGTTGAAAAAGCAAATGCATATGGAATGGCTGCAAGTATTGTAGAATTACGAGAACTAACAAAGGTTGTTGATTATGGAGATGGTGCAGTAGATAATGTTTTAACTCTATTTAAAGATTACGTTGGGTTCTCTAATGGTAGAGGTAAGTACTTAGAACTTGTTTTGGATTCTGCTGGATTGCATTATGGTGAAGGACTATCAACTAGTGAAATTGAAATTCTAGAATATTTGGAAGTTACAAACCCCACTAAAATAAACAAGATAAAAAATTCAATTCTAAAAGAATATAGTTTTTATCAGAATGTTGGTGCTTTCTGGAATACTTACACTAAACACAAAATAAGTATAATGGAATTTGGTTTCTTGCGACATGTTTATTTTAATCTTCCTAAAGATTTTAAAGTTGAAGATTATGATTTGTTTACTAAAAATCTAGTTAAAAACTTAAATGACTTTGAAGATGCTAATTCTCAAGTAGATTATGTTGATGAGAATGGTGACAGGTTAGATGGTAGATATTCTAAAGTTTGGGATGCATTTAAATCTTATGTAAAGAAAACTAATTCTGATGCATCTACTGAACAAGTACGGATTTGGTTATCTGATATTACTCCAAGTGTAATTGCAAAGGATTCAGAACGTACATTCTCTGCTAAAAATTTATTGAAGAGATATGAAGAGGTTGGTGGTATTTGTGAAATCACTGGTGACCCAATTCACTTTTCTCAAGCAGTTGGTGCTCACATCGTCCCACATTGCGAAGGTGGAAAAACTATTTACAGTAACCTAATGATTACTACAAAGTTTCATAACTCAAAAATGGGAACTATGAACGCAAATGATTATAAAAAACAATATGAGGCATCTATAACAGAATGATAATAATGATTGGCGGTGTGCCTTGCTCAGGTAAGTCCACACTAACAAAAAATATTCTTGGTGAATTGGGTTCGGCAGAGTTTGTCGAACCCATGAAACTATTTCCATGTGAGAAGCGTGGTGATGTTCTTGTCGTTGGTCGTTATGAAGGAGGCGACCAAAAATTTGGTGGAACTGACCGTATGTCTTATGGTGCAATACCAAAGTTTCGGGATTTCATCAATCAAGAAGCACCCAAACACAA